TTAAATCATCTTTTTAACCCATAGACATACTATCTATAATACTTTGTGTTTATTCACTAACATTTGTATCTTTTACATATAAGTATAAGAAACAACATTTAATTTAATACTTATACAACCATTGAATGTAGACTGAAAGTAACATTGTTCCCAGAGCTGCTGCGGCAGTTAGAGATACGATAGTTTGTATCATTTCTTTTCCTCCCAGTTCCAGTTGTTACATGGACGATAAGAAATACCACGATACTTATTTGGTGGATGAGATGGGGCATGTGTTTGTGAATACCACTTACGATATTCTAGTTTCATGGTGTGAGTATTATACTTACATCCACGATAGGTTGCTGTCATCCCTTCGTCCCCTCTTTTACAAATTTGACCCCACGGTAGGTCTCATTGTATTGTTGAGGTTGTTGTTGCATTTGCTGTTGGTAGGCGATACGCTTCTCGGTATCGTATTCAACGCCACGGTATACTACTTTTGACATTAGGTTTCTCCTTAGTTGTTTAGAATAAAGAGCGTTCCTTCAGTCAACTTTTGCGTCTATGTTACACGTCTTTGGGGAGATTTGTTTAATCTCCCAGATTAAATCATTCTTGGCTTGCTTGGGAATATCCGTTTTATGAACTCTCCCAATAATTAATTGTGCTTGTACACAAGTTAGAATGAGTGCTTCCATAGATGAACGACCCGTTCCGAGTTGGCTTACTTCCGTTCGCTATACGAGAATAGCGAATGAACGTATTGATATTTATTGTGTTGATTTAGTAACATTGAATACCAAATGGGAACAGATAGATTTGAACTATCGACCTCTGCGTTATCAGCACATTGCTCTACCACTGAGCTATGCTCCCAGATGGACTACGTGTGATATACCTCAGGGATATAACAGGGACGTAGCCTCTATCTTACCACGGCATTCTGGTTTATCTTTCCAGCGCAAATGGTAACTCCACAACCTGGATTCGAACCAGGGACCAAGTGATTAACAGTCACCGACTCTACCGCTGAGCTATTGTGGAATGAAATCAGGATTGCTTACAATCCATCATATATTCTACGGTGTTTGCAATGTCATTCATTGCGTCACGTAGATGTGGTTGTTGACCAGATTCTTGTCTGACAACTGGGCGATGGTCATCTGTGAGAGACCAACGCCACTGCTTCATTATAGCACAATACCACAGATTAATCTTCATGTTTGAAATGTTCAAGTCGTATCCAGTTGAGTAGGGCATGGATTTCAGATGATGAATGATGTGGTGTGCCTGAATAATATTCAGATGTTTCTGCCTCAGCAGCATACATTTCAAGTGCCTTGATGGCAACTTCTCTGTCTCTTTGTGAAATAAGTGACATGTTATTTATTTAAATAAGGGACCACTATACCAACCAACTAAAGTTTCTCTACAACCATTTTTTATAGGAGACACTCTATGCCTTAGAAAAGATGGAAAAATTAAAGCATCACCAATATTCAAATCGATAGTTTGTTTTCTATCACCTATAATAATTTCAAAATTTCCTCCTTCATATTCTGTTTTTTCAGATAACATCAGAGAAATAGAAAGTTTTCTTTCTTCATTTGGCACTATAGATACATCAGTATCGGTGTGCCAATTATATTGAGTTTTACTACCATCATATTTAGTATATTGAATTTGAGATGCCCACGCTGTCAAATCATATTTAAAGAAATTTAAATTTGCATAATGAATAAAATGAGCCATCATTCCCGCAACCCAACCATCAGTATTTAACCAACCAACCTGACATACTCTATCTTTAACAACTCTTCCTTCAGTAGTGCTAACACCTACTTTAGCATCTTCTAACTCAACTGTATTTTTCATTTGTGTTTTAATACATGCACAAACTTGTTTATCTATAGCAGTTGGAATGAGATAATAATTACTTTTATACATAGTATTATATTGAGTTGTCAGAGCGGAGTATCGGAATCGAACCGACGACATCTAACTTGGAAGGATAGCGTTCTACCGCTGAACTAACTCCGCAGATGCTCTCCACTACTATATATCTGCTACGATACGATGTAGTTTTGAGCAATGTCATAGGGCATCGACGGCCTCATACGACATGATTACAGAGGCTTGAATCCGTAAAGAATCTGTTTGAGCTTGTATGGTTACCAACCCACATTTATACGGTTTTGTGTATGCTATCGGCCAGATAGTTAATACCACTGAATATTTCCAGAAGTATTAATGTCGCTGAGAGGACTTGAACCTCCACGTTAAAAACACTGGAACCTAAACCCAGCGCGTCTACCAATTCCGCCACAGCGACGTGGGGGCGGGAGTCGGATTTGAACCGACGACCTGCGGCTTATGAGACCGCTGAACTACCAGACTGTTCCATCCCGCGTTGACCATCATATTATATCCGAGAGGGTGGGGGATGTCAACCCCCCCATTGCTCGGCTCGCCACTTGCCCTTTGACCAGAGGCAAGAAACTGGGCGGGAGTTATCCCCATCCGCACCACCAATTCTTTAGAGAAATTGGAAACTCCAGGGGTCAATTGACCATCCCGACCAGGGCAAGTTTTATGTCATTCCGAGACTGGTTGAGGAATTAAATCCTGATACGCTGCTTGCACAGCACCATCAAAATCGCAGTATGGACCGTGATTTACATCATTATACACGTAATAAAACTTGTTGTCAATCATAGAAACATCAAAATAAGTAATTACTTTATCTCCGTTATCTAGATCCTCAACAATTCTCATTTTAACAGGTTGCATAACACTATTGCAGGGGGGTCATTTGGTCCACCAGGGCGAGTTTATAGTCATCCCGAGACTTATCTAACGTAAAACCATCCAGTCACAATATATTTAATTTCTTTTTCTGGAGGCAATCCTTGATGAAGATATGTCCAAGTAGCAGGAAACAATAAAAGTTTTCCAGTTTCAGGAACAATTTTAGTGCCATCATAAAATTCAGTTTGCCCTCCAGATGTAATATCATTTAAATACCAAATATAAGTAATTAAACGATTTCCATACTTAGGATGTATACTAGCAAAGTCATGATGCCATTTATAGTATTCACCTGGGGTTGTACGTTGTATTTGAAATCCAATATAAGTAGTGTGCTGAAAATAATCTACATTGTAATCTTTCAGATATGTATCATGATATTGATCAATACCTTTATCTAATGAACTAGTTAGTAACTGTATTTCATCAGTCCATGTTGGTCTAGTTAAATAAAGATCTGTAGATTTTTTAATAGATGAGATATTTCCTTCGGTAAAACTACCTCCAGATGCCACAACTCCTGGTGCTTTATTATCATCTTGCTCAAATTTATTGATTAGATGATCACAAAAACTTTTACTTAAAGAGTTATGTACCTGAAAGATTAGTTTATCCATGACTTAGTTATTCTTTATGTATATCAGTTTTTTTATCTCTGGAAGATAGAGATATTCTATCATAGATTTGCGTAATGTGTCAAGTGCATCATCTAAAGTTTCTACTATTGGGTCTCCAGCTAAATTAAAAGAAGTGTTGAATAAAATAGGCACTTGCGTTTGATTATAAAATTGTAGTATTAAATTATATAAATGATAATTTTGATTTTGTTTTAATGTTTGAATACGACAGGTATTATCTACATGAACCACTGATGGAATCTTTTTAGAGACTCCCTCAAGCGCCTCTACAGCATACATCATATAAGGAGATTCGTCAATACCTGCCATATCAAACCAATCATTCACATGCTCATATAATATAGTAGCAGCAAAAGGTCTAAAAAATTCTCTTCCCTTTATTTTGTTAACAATGTCTTTACCGTCTATTACTCTAGGATCAAAAAGAATACTCCTATTACCAAGTGCTCTAGGACCAGCTTCTGCTTTACCCTGAAAAATAGAAACTATATTTTTTTGTTGCAACAATTCAACAACATCATTATACTCTACTTCTATTATAGTTTCATTTTCTTTCAATGAAATGTGAGAGTAATCTGGATTACTTCCACATAGATATAAACTATTTAATTTTTCATTGGAAGTATATGTAGAAATAAAATATTGGCAAATACCAATAGAATTTCCCTCATCCCCACACAATGGTTCAACATATAAATTTATATCATCACCAAAATACTTTTTAAATCTATAATTAGCGACAACATTTAAAGCCGTGCCACCAGTCAACACAACATTTTTGATGCCAGTCTGATTTATATACTTTTCTATTCTTTCGATATAAATTTTTTCAAATGCTTTTTGCACAGCATATGCAATATTAGGTGCGGAATCATTCAAAGTAAAATAAAGATATGTTAATTTATTAAGTTGGACAACATCCATGTCCAACTCACCAAACTCATTTAAAAGAGGAGGACATCTATCATCTACACAACCATATGATTGCATACCCATCATTTTGCCACCTTCGTCGTCGAATCCCAAATTTCTACTAACAGATTCATACATGAATCCAATGTCATAATAATTTTTAATTTCTATTTCACTTTCTTCACTGTAATAAATGGGAAATGGAGTATTACTTCTACAAGCTTCTATGTTCCAATTGATATTAATATTAGTATCGATGCTTGAAGCGGTATACAACCGCTTATATAGCATTTTGAAATCTTTATTTTTTTCTTTCAAAAATACTGTCGTTGATTCATCTGCTTGATTGCCATTGCTTAAACTATAAGAAGATCCACATCCATCACTAACAAATACAATAGCATCATCAAACCCAGAATTGTAGTATGCATTTGCAGCGTGAGATAAATGATGTGATTTTGAATATGAAAATATTTTTATACCCTTTTTTATATTAAAATTTAGTTTCCTCAAAAAAGAGCACACTAAATTCTCATCATTTTTATAGTAGTTATAATCAGTTATTATAACTACATCAATATCATTACAAATATTTTGTATATTTTTTAAGCAAAATAATGGCAGTCCCTCATCATTTTTAAATCTAGTTAATCTTTCTTCTTGATTATAATAAATCAAATTTTCATTTTGAAATAAACAAGCAGAAGAATGATGTCCTTTATTAATTCCAAGAATATTCATTTTATTAAATCCATAGAAAACTCAATTCCTCGTCTAGGAATAAATTTAATATTATTATTTTTAATTATCTCTCTATTTTCATATTTTTTTATGTCTTTTCAAAAATATATAGGTCTTTTCCGCCCCAAACAATCTCACCGTTTTTAATACCAGCATCATAGCATAACACTTGTTTACCATTCAAAATTATTTTTGTTTCCATACGAGCATCATATAGAATACATTCTTCGTGATTAGTGCCTTCCCATGCTATTGACGTGCGAGTGAAAATCAAATCACATGGATACTTTTCCCAGTTGGCATCATAGTTTCTGACAATAATATTATTACCAGAGACTTCTAATCGGTGATACTTCTCTCGATAAGGAGCATCTTCACCAGCATAATTGTACCAAGATTTAGAGTGAATTTCATTCTCTCCCACTTGCTCCCAATAGCAGTGGATATATGCAAACTTAGATGGGTTTGCAAATGCTTGGTTTCTATTATGATAACGTCCAAGTAAAAAAGAAAGAAAGTCTTCTATCATGACAGGTCTACTAATCTATCTTCACTATATTTAAAATTGTATGCTACTTTGCCATCCTCTCTCTCTTCTTTATCAATAGAGATAAGACCTTGTGCTACAGGATTGCCTTCTTTTGCTGCTGCTTCAATACGCTCAGCAAACAAACTGTTATCAATCTCAATCAATGCTTTAGAGATGGCAGAGATTACATAGACACTTTCTTTATCAGCAAACTTGAGTGCTGTGCGTAGAGCATCTTCTGCTCTCTCCATTTGATACTTAACTTGGTCACTCATCTTCATCATTGTCATCTCCTTTAACGTAAGCAGGAACTCGGTCTGGGTCAAGCCAACAAGTATAGTCGTGGTCTTCCATAGCAGTTAGCAGTTGCATTTCATTGTCACAAAGATACATATCACGATAGCGACCAGTGTATGCATCTACTTTTTGAATACGGCAATCGGGTTTGCCGTTGATTTCAAGTGTGCCTACTTGCACATAACGATAAGGAAAGCGGTCAAGCAGGATTGTCACGCGGCTTCGGTTTGTTACACTCATTGCAGTAGTAGGAAAATCCATTACGAAAGTATTTTACCACTTGGTAGTGGTCGCTGTCAAGCGGTTTCTCGGTGTGACACTTGGAGCACTGTCTAGTCCCACCACCAGCAGAGGTTTTCAAGGGTGTTGATGAATTGCTCATGATAGAGAGTGCGGCTCGGATTAGGTTTACCATCTTTCATGTCTTGGAGATACTGCATTATACCACGAACTACTGGTGTGTCTTGGAAGTATTCGTGCATTCGGTAACAATCAAACTTCTCATTGTATTGAATGAAGTCATGAAGCGGTGCCATGTTACGACGATGAGCACGAATGAATACATCTTCATCTTTGATGCCATACTTGTTTACAATATCAAGTTTGGTAAACTTGTTACCTTTCTCATCTTCTTCCTCTTCATCAAACTTAAAGTGAAGGTCTTCGTAATACTTTTCCATCAACTCTAAGTCTGGTGCTACACGCAACTCTTCATTCTTCTCCATGTAATAATCCATTCTGCGCTTTGCATCTGAGTCTGTCAGACGAAATACGATATTGCCGATATAATAATCTACTGGTCCACCATAAAAATGTGATGATTCTCTCTTACGAAAAGATAGATGGAGGATTTCAAATCCAGGTTCTTCATTCTCTTCAATTACTAAACCTTGTGATAAAGTCATGTCAATACCTCTCAGGGATTTGATCGTAATCTAATGGATGGTCTTGTTTCTTTTCTTGCTTGCGAAACTTTTTAAGGTCTTCAAATAACTCTTTGATTTTTTTATACGCTGCATCAGCATCTTCTTTGCCTGCCATTTCAGCAGCAATAATATACTCCACTTTTTTGCCGAAGTCAAATAGGTGATACTCAAAATCTGTTTGATGTTGGTAAGACATACGACCTCCTAGGTTTATTGTATATAGGAGTGGAGGGACTCGAACCCCCAACCGCACGGTAATCTGCCGTATACGAAAGGTATAAGCTTTCCGCTCTGCCAATTGAGCTACACTCCCATAGGTGCTCCTTGCGTGGATCGAACACGCCTCAGGCGAATTATGAGTTCGCTGCATTCACCAGATTGCTAAAGGAGCAATGGAGAATAGGGGACTCGAACCCCTGACTTACAGCTTGCAAAGCTGTCACTCTACCAACTGAGTTAATTCCCCAGCAATTTCTGCAGCGAAGTAACGATATAAACTAAACCAATAGATGAAACTGAAATACCAAATAGTATTTTAAGAACTCTTTGAGGTATATAGTTTGCTACATAAGGTCCAATCTGTCCGCCAATAAGAACACCGCTGGCACTGAATACAAGAATCTCATAGTTAATATTACCAAGTTTAATATTCAGTAATGTGATAAACCAATTGCCTAATGCTTCAATTAAAATAGCAGATGCATTTGCTTTCTTAGTATCAAGACCAGCATCTTGCTCAAACATGGGTTGGTGAATTTCTGCTACACCAGTGCCAGTAGAAGCAGAAGCAACACCAGCAAAGAATGATTTAATACGAGAAACTGGTGACGAAAGGACTTTGATATCTGCTCTATCATTTATACCAAACTTACCAAGATAAGCAAGATAGAGTTGATAGCTAGCGATAGAAAAAATAGTGCATCCAACAACTAACCGCAACCAAAGTTTCGGCAAGAAGACAAATAAGAAAATACCAGATGCAATACCAGCATACACATAAGGAAATACTTTTTTTACTGCCTTAAAATCAATTTTATTTCCGATTTTCCAGTATCTAAAAGCACCACTACTCATACCAATTGTTTCAGTGGCAATACCAGTAGCAATTGATTGGGCAATCGGGACTTGGAGGATAAAGTTAAAAAACGGTTGAAACAAAACACTTCCAGAAAATCCAGAAGCGTTTGCTAAAATACAAACAAAAATTGCAAATGGAAATACATACCAATAATCAAAATTCATTTGTAAATTCCTGATACTTTTTATACGGAATAAGCAGGACATCACTACCATCGCTGGTAGTAATGATAAAACTTTCTTTATTAAGCATCACTGCATCCATGATTGCATCAAAGTCGTGGCAAAAAGTTTCTTCTGTAATTGTTTTCATACCACACACTCCATGTCTTTTTCTTCTTGTAGGCAACCAATACTGGTTAGATATTCGATAGTATCATTGCAACCACCCATAATTATACCATCAATAACTACTTGAGGAAAGGTAGCACCTTGACCG